CAGCTGGCTCATCAAAAAACCATCCATGATTCTCCTGTTCAGTTAATATGTGTGCTACCTGATGCTCTAATTTGAGCCAGTCAGGTAAGGGTGGAAGTGGTCGCATAACTTTTCTGTAACTTTAACGTCTTGTACACAATAGTCTTCCATCTCTTGTGACCATGTTTTCCAATCAGTTGTCTCGTTAAAGTCTCCTTTATAGACACCTAATCTGTAGCCATAAGCCTTGAGACTATGTGATCCATATAATTTAGTGGGCATATTTTTCCATGCGTTTCTCTTATCTATATCGAGTAAGTTCGGATGATATAGGCGAGATAACAAAAGAGTATCAATAATGGTACCATGAGGATTAAACCAAGGGTATAGCTTATATATAAAAGGTAAGTCAAACCCAATAATGTTATGCCCAACAATAACATCAGCCACCTCCAAATGCGATAACGCAGTTGTGATAGAGTAGTTACTACCCATTGGAAGTTCTTTGGCTTCCGACGCATATCTCTCATCATTAAATGCTTCCGTACGGGAATCCTTGGCGAAGTGTAAGGCAACACAATGTATTCTGGGGTCTTCTGAGGTGAATGATAAGCCATTAGTTTCTAGATCGAATACTACTGTTCCTACCTCTCCACTCATAGGTTTTGTCAACAAATTTGGCACGTTCTACTGCCTCTTTACTAGGTGGGTTAGGTCTATTTAATTTTTTATTATCTTCTGCGGCGACATATTGGTACCATGGATGGCTATAGGTACTGCCATCAAAAATCCGTGGCTGGATTGAAAACTGGTGCTGTCTCAATTTCATTTTCGGTAAATCTGCAAGTGTTTATATCGTAGGTTAGTTCTCCACACGTTCCAGTCTCGCCTGAATAACGATTCTTAAGGATTCTAAGCGTTGTAGGACTTCTTCCATCTTCTGATTGCTGATTTCGCTCCAATCCAACGAGGTTGTCGCTAATTTGAGCGATGCTGTGAGATCCTCTAAGCTGGGAGAGATTGATCCGCCCTCCCTCTTCGTGATTACGACTGTCATTAGTACTTCTGCGTAAGTGTGAAACTAAAAATAATGTTATACCTGTTCTCTCTACTAACGACCTAAGCTTGGTCATTGTAGTATCTATCATTCGTCGTTCATCTCCTTCAAGACCACTCAATAATATACTGAGGTGGTCAAGGAAAATAACACGACACTCCAATCCACTGGCAAGGTATTCGATCCTATTGTAAATAAGCTGCGGGTCAAAAGAACCAAAACCGTCAAAAAGGTAAAGATTCCAATTAGCAATGGAATTACGAAAATGCTCTTCGAGTTCTGATTGGTCATGTTCTTTTAATGTTAGGTTTTTTCCAACTGCTGTGGACATCAATCCAAGAGCTGTTCTTCTATTGCTTGCTTCAAGTTCCAAGATCCCAACCGATTCCCCTTTGTTAAGTAGGTCAGTTGCAAGGTAACGCATGATACTGGT